AGTTACAATGTAGGTGTTACAACTTTCTATGAATTAGCAGGTTGTAAAATGCAATACATATCAAGACGTAAAGTAAAAAGAAAAGGAACTTATTTATTTACTATTGATTGGTGTGGTGGAGATTATAACGAATTGAATTTTGGTTATTCAGAAAAACCAGATCAACATAAATGTGGTCATGTACTTGAGTTAGAAGATGGTAATTATGCTATTCAACCTAACAATAGATTAAGAGTATTTGATGCATCTATGGGTACTGACCCTAATGAAAAACCTGCTATTAATAGATTAGTTAGTAGTAGAAGATGGTCAGTTGAAACTAGTTCTAAATGGATAACTGATGAGCATGAGGAAGGCAGCTACGATTATCACTTTAAGGAGATAAAAGATGAGCAATAAAAGTACAGTAAATAAAGCAGGCAACTATACTAAACCTGGAATAAGAAAACAAATATTTAATAGAATAAAATCACAGGCATCCCATGGTACAGGTGCAGGCCAATGGTCTGCTAGAAAAGCACAGGCTTTAGCTAAAGCATATAAGAAAGCAGGTGGGGGATATAAAGCATAATGCCTTTACTAAGTAAAAGTAAATTTTTAACAGAAAGTAAAACTATTACAAGTTTATTACCAAATGGAGATGCAGATTTAATTTATACTTGCCCTAATAACTATAGTGCTATCGTTAAATTTTTGCATTTAAGTAGTGGTATAGCTAATAATAAAAAAGCATATATACAATTTTATCATAGTGATGATGGTACATATCATCATGTTGTAAATGGACTTGCTATGAGTGCACATACAGCTACTGATTTAGTAAGTGGTAGCCAGTTATATATGCATCAAGGTGATAAATTATTAGGTTATATAGAAGCAACAATGAGTTTGGATGTAACTGTTTCTTTAGAGGAATACTACGATCCATTGAGAGGATAATATGGCACTAACACAAGAACAAAAATCACTCAAGGCATGGGGCAAACAAAAGTGGAGAACAAAGTCTGGTAAACCTTCATCACAAACAGGTGAAAGATATTTACCATCTAAAGCAATTAAGGCTCTCTCCCCACAGGAATATGCAGCAACGACAGCTGCTAAAAGAAAAGGCAAATCAGCAGGACAACAATTTGTTAAACAACCAAAAAACATAGCTAGTAAAGTTAGAAAATATAGGAGTGTATAATGGCTTACAAAAGTAAAGTTAAAAAAAATAACAAAACATTAACTGCTAATCAACTAAAGATTGCATCAGTCGCTGGTGACCCTAAGAAAATTGAGAAAGCAGATTTTAAAAAATTAAAACAAAATAATAAGAAGGTATAATAATGGCACTAACAGAGTCAGAAAAGAAAAAACTAGATAGATATAATCTTGATGGTTTAAATAAACCTAAAAGAACTCCAGGGCACCCAACTAAAAAAGGCATAGTTGCTGTTAGAGAAGGTGATGGGGATATTAAAATTATTAGATTTGGTGACCAGAAGATGGGTCATAACTATAGTGATGAAGCTAGAAAAAGTTTTAAAGCTAGACATGCTAAGAACATATCTAAAGGAAAAGAAAGTGCTGCATATTGGGCAGATAAGATGTTCTGGGCAGGCCCAGGTGGATCTAAAAAATCTCCACCACCATCACAAAAACATACTAAAGGTACATAATAAACTATGCCCGCACCGCTTGCAGCTATTCCAATAATAACAGCAGCAGGTAGATTTGCTGCACCTTACCTAGCCAAAGAGTTAGGTAAGTTAGGCATGAATAAGTTTGTTTCAACTTATGGCAAAGGTGCATTTAATACTTTAGAAAGTTTAATTAAAAATACTACTATGGTTAAACCAGAGGCTATGCCAATGGTTAATCCAGAATATAATAAAGGTATTAAATCTGAAAGTGTAGCAACTACAGGTGCAGGTTTAGTTATTGGTGGTGCACCTAAAGAAGTATTACCACCGCCAGAACCTTTTACTACACCAGAAGATAGACCTACAGATACTACACTAAGTACACCTATACCCACACCAATAGATACAACCGTATCTACACCTATCCCACAAAAACAAGAGACTAAATTATCTACCCCTATACCAGAACCAGAGGGGCCTATAGTATTTAAAAAAAATGATGTAAAAAAACAAACAGAAAATTTAATAAGGGGTATAGGTGATAACAATCCACCTAGTGCAATTGAAGAAGAGACTACTGTATCAAAAACAACACCAAGAGAATACAAAGGTGAAATTATAGAAACTACTAGTCTTAACGAAAATTTAAAAGATGCTATAGCTGAATATGCAGGTACCCCAGAAGATATTGCTAAAAGCCTTAAAATGCCACAATCTCATAAAAGAAAAATATATATTCAATTAGAAGAATTTTTAAATAAAAATTACCCATCTAAATTAAGTGCTAAAGAGCAGGAAGTTGAATCAGATGCTCTCTTTTATATTGCTAATTCTGTGTATGATATTTATACATTCAGAGGTGAAGGCATGCCTCAAGACACACTGATGGTTCAAGATGATATAGGCTTTCCTTTAGCTACAGCTGAAATTGAAAGATACCCAAAAGGAAAAGTAAATTATTACCCTAAAAGAAAAAAGGGAAATAGGTATGTTAAAACTGAACCAGCAATTTATATAGAAACAATTGGAAGTTTAAATAAAAATGCTACTTCTAAAATATTAGATCAAGTAGAAAAAATAGCTGAATCTGAGGGAGTAAGATACATAGTTGCTGAAGATTTAACTTCAGAAGCTGCTGCAAAAGCATTTGAAAAAAGAGGATTTGTACCTGCAAAAAAAGGATTTTTTGAAGGTGATATAATCAATGAAGCTGAGTGGAGAGGTGGTAAAAAAAATGTAAAACAAAAAAATATGGTGCTCGATTTAGGAAAAAAATATCAAACAACTGAAAAAGAAATAGCTGAAGATTTTATTAAAGAGCAAACAGATAATTTATTAAAAAATAAATAAAAAAGGGGAGCCATAAAGACTCCCCCACAGCAAGGCAACACGACTCGGAACCTAAGTTATCTTGGGTTCCTTTTTTTTTGGGCCTTACGATAAAGTGACGGATCACTCCATCGCTTAGTCCAAAACCAGTTACTTAATGTACTAGCATAACCTTCTAGTTTATCCATAACACAGTTATGCCAAAAGTAATATCTAAATTTTTTGTATAATCTGTTTAACATCTTCTTGTAGTTTTTTACCAATAGTGTTAGCATGATTAATTATTGATGCACAAAGATTAGCATGAAACGGATAACCTTTAAGTGCCTCTCTAATTTTAGTAACAGGCTTTCCACCATAGTCTATAACAACAGCATTGTTTTTATTTAAACCAATCTTCAATTCAAATAATATACCAGTATACTTTGATATATCGTCTGGCTCTTTTATCTTATCCTTTTCTTCTTTCATTCTTTTCCTCGCTTGCTTTTATAAAATCTGCACCAATTCTTGGATCTAGTGGACTCAAGGCTGATAACACATTCATTAGTTTAACTACTTCACCATATGGTCTAGTCATTAAGTATCTCATAATATCCATTAACTGTTCAGATGTTATAAGATAAGTCTTAGGACTAGGTTTGTTTGTTTCTTTACTCATATTCCCTCCCTATTTATCAGTAAAATATTTATTGAGGGTATCTAAGTTTTCTTCTGCACTAGATATTTTAGTTATTAATTTATCTAATTCATTTATAAATTGTGGGTGCTCACCAATACCCACAGATGCATTAAAGTATACCAATGCACTTGCATAAGCATCAGCTATTTCGGCTTCATACCTCTTTCTTAATGCATCTATAAGTAATAGTTTAGTATCCATCAGTAACCTCTATATTCATAGAAAGCATTTTCAATAAACTCTTCATCACTAAGATAAGGATTATGATTCATCTTTAATCCTTGTAGTTCTTTAAGTTCATTAATAGTTTGTGATAAAGTTTTATTTAGTTGTAAGCATCCACATACTAAATCAATAACTTCAATCTGTGCTTGTTTCATTGCAGACATTATTTAACCTCCTGTATTAGTCTATTCAAATACCAGTTAGCCTTTTCTAAATCTTGTAAAGGCTCACCTTTAAATTTATATCTAGCAACATACTTTAATACATTACCTTTTAAATACCCATGATACTCATCATCTGTCATACAATCTCGGATAACATCAATAGTTTCTTTCT